CCATGCTGGTTGTAGAGCATTTCAGTTTGAACATGGAGGAGGTCCTTATTCAAGACTTCAACTTTATTGGTTAGAAAGATCAGTAGAAGGAACTATCGATCAAGATTCTGGAGCACAGCTTCGAGATTGTGTTAAAGTTTTAAATTCTAATGGATTAATTCTCGAAACAGAATGGCCTTATATAACAACCAAATTTAAAGATACACCACCTGTACTAATTAACGAACAAAATCAAAACAAATTAGTTACATATTCTAAATTGTTGAATGCTGCTGATATGAAATCGTGTTTAACTGCAGGATTTCCTTTTATATTTGGACTTCAACTTTTCGAATCTTTTGAGAGTGATGAAGTAGCTAAAACTGGTATTGTAGAATTGCCCGATATGAATCAAGAACAATATCTTGGGGGGCATGCTATTACGTGTGTTGGGTATGATTCAAATTATCAAGGAAAAGGTCTTTATTATAAAGTTGCTAATTCTTGGGGTTCGGATTGGGGTCAAGCGGGGTATTTTTATATTAATGCAAAATATCTAGAAAACCCCGAATTTTGTTCAGATATGTGGACAATGAGATCGTAAATTATTTTTAATTATGAAAGGTTTATATTATGTTTCAAGTGACGAATACACCAAATCCAACTGTTGAATATACAACACAATGGTTAGATGGTAAATTTAATGTGATTACTGGAGCTTTTACACAAGCAGCCTCAAAATATGGTCATGCTACTTTAGATCTTGTTTTAAATTATGCAAGAATAGACGCAATAAATCACTTAATTACTGGTTTCTTTTGGCTTTTAATGTTTATTACTGCGATAATTATATTCATTATTTTTATTAAAAAGGCAGCAAAAGAAAATAATGAATTATTTTTTGCAATAGGTGTAAGCTCTCTTATATTAAGTTTTGGTTCATTTTTAGCTACCGTCACAATTCTTTTAAATGTTTGGAATTGGGTTGGTATAGATCACCCCGAAATTTATTTAGTTCATCAAGGAATTGTTATGTATGAGGATTCACAAAGAAATCGCTCCAATTAATGGATAATGAAGAACCTCTTTTAATTAATACAGGTCTAATTTCATATTTTGATGGGCCTGTATTAATTGTCGATTTGGACGATGGTGGAAAAATTACATTTCCTCTCAACAAACATTGGTTTAAATTTAAAGTTGGAAACTCCGTTAAAATATATAATATAGTCAATGATATAAATCCTGATTGTGATCATATTATCACAATCGAAGGACGTAACCATATTTTAATTCTATTCATTGAAGAATATGAAGAAGGTTTTGAAATTTTATCTATAGAAGAAGTAATAAAACTTAAATCCTGACTAAATATATTGACGCAAGTACATTTTTCGAGAAACCGTGCGAGTTTGCACAAGAAATGAAAAGGAAATATAAATGCAATACGAACTAGAAATTCTAGTGGCCGATAAACCTGTCACAAAATATAGTGTTGAAAAAGATACATATATTGAAGGTAGAGATAAAACTTCCTATAAAATTAAATTAAAAAATAACACAAACGAAGAAGCTGAATTTGTTGTTTCGGTAGATGGTCTTTCGATCATCGATGGAAAACTTGCTTCTGAAACCTCAACTGGATATATTGTAAAACCATATCAAACTTCAATTATTGATGGTTGGATGGTCGATCATGATACTGCTGCAAAATTTGTATTTGGTTCCAAGAAAGCTTCATATTCCGAAGCTATTGGACAAGGTACAGATAACGTGGGAGTTATTGCGATTCAGGTTTTTAAAAAGAAATATGTAATTCCATCTGTTACACATGTTCATGATTATTGGAATTACTGGCCTAAAGTATATCCTAGATATCCTAATGATTGGTTTAATCATTATTCTAATGTTTATGATAATATTTCTTATAGTGGTGTAACTACATCATTAACAGGTTCGGTAATTAATACACATTCGATTGAAACTGATTATTCAAAAATTTTAAATAATGTTTCATTAAGCAGCGCAGCACAACCTTTTAATGGTAATGCTCAAACAATTAATTGTAGTATAGCATCTTCTGAAGCTATCCAAATGCAATCTTCTTTTGCAGCAACCTCCGAACCAGAACCCACAAGTCTTGGTACAGAATTTGGTGAAGCTATTGATTTTAAAACTCATACAGTAAGTTTTGAAAGAAATTCAAATGTTCCAGAATTTGTATATGTTCTTTATTATGGAGATTCAAAAGATCTAAAAAAGTTAGGTGTGACTTTAGATTGGGAAAAACCTAAAACATTTACAAAACCAAACCCATTTCCGGGACAGTTTTGTACTCCTCCAAAAAACTGGAAATAATTGTTGTAATTCCTTTGAAATCTGATATAATGATTTTAAAGGAATTTACTCATGACACGAGCAGTTACAGTAAACACTATCAAAAAAGGTAAGCAGAGTTCTACGATTGCCTCAGATGGTAAACCAAAACTTGGTTCTAAAATTCGTGTTATATATGATCGCTTGCGCCTAGGTGAACATATTTCCAAAGAAGAAATTATTTCATACGTTGGTGTGTCGGTTATGTATGTTCGCCTTAAAAATGATTATGGAATGGACGTTGCAATGAAAAATAGTAAATATTATCTTTTGGGGGAATATTATGGTCCATATTATGTTCCAATCAATAAAATTATTGCCGAAGAAAATAATGATTTGACAATGTAAACATAATTTGTTATAAAAAGTTATAGGAGATTTAATTATGTTTATTATGATTCCATTATCAATCGTTTCTTTTATTATATTATTTTTATTTGTTGGAACTTTGTATACTCAACAAAAGACTTTGAATTCACGTGGATATGTATATCTCATGTTTTGGACTATTGGTGATCTGTTTATTTTTCTAGTATCAACTCTTTATATATTTGGAGTTCGTTAATGATTGATTATTCAAAACTTGGAGATAAAGATCGAAAGAATGAATTTGCCGTTCTTGATGAATTCAAAGATTTGACAGTCGAAGAACTTCGTGCTATACAAGATCAACAAACTTTTCCTTTTGCTATTTGTCTTTTAAATGTCACGGGAGAATTAAATGTGGGGTCGGCCATACGCTCAGCATGTGCGATGGGTGCAAAAGAAGTGGTTATCTTTGGTAGGCGTTGGATTGATAACAGGTCTACCGTTAATAGCCTTAATTATATTAGAGTATCTAGAATATTTGGACTTAAAGAGGATGGGGTTTCGATAGATCCCAAACCATTTTGGGAAATGGTTGATGATAATAATTACATTCCTGTGTTCTGTGAAACTGGTGGTCAAAGTCTGGCAGATTTCAATTGGTGGAAATTAATTATGAGTAAAAATTGGAATGTAGATGGAGTAACTTCATATGCAACTTTGAAATATAAACCACTTCTAGTTTTTGGAACTGAACGAAGTGGAATTCCTGAAGAATTTATGGAAAATGGAATTCGAGTTTCTATTCCAATGATTGGAGTTTTGAGATCAATTAATGTAAGCGCTGCAGTTGCAATGTTTATTTGGGATTTGAAGACAAAAATGAAGTGGTATTGAAATAGTAGTTGACATAAAATCAAAATATGTTATTATAATTTCAGAAAGGAATTAACTATGACACGTAATGAACATCGACTTGTTAGAAACGAAATTCGAGCGAAAAATATTGCTAAACGTTATACGCTTGAACAACTTGTTAGAGAAATTACCAATCGAAATTTTTCAGTAACTTTATACATTGAATAAAGAATTTGATATAAAGTAATTAATACATACGCTTTGTGGATGGTTGAAGAATTCAACCCAAAAACAATATGGGTGCGCCCGTAAGATCAAATTGCCAATAGGCTTTCTATACGACTGCGGTTTTATAGAAACTGCGAAAGTGGACTTGCTAGTGGGATGTATTAAATGAGAATTGTTCCTAGAGTCTGGACTGGTGTTTATATTCTTGCTAGATAACGGTATAAACTTAAATTAGTAAGCCAGAAAAGCGTGCAGATGTTAATATGATTTGTGGATAGAATTTCTAGCCCTCTATCTAGGTCATATTAACTAGAAATCTAGGATACAATTTTTAATTATTTTTTATTTCAGTTAAAAATTCTTTAAATTCAATATCAGAAAATGAATTTTTAGCTATATTTATTCCATATGCAACAAATTGAACATTTCCTTTAATATATCCTTTTGAGGAATCTATTCTATCAAGAGAAGCCGAATTTAATTTTAATTTAGTTTTAAAATTATTCAAGAATATTGGTATATTTGTTAAAGCACATTTTTCATTTTGGAGATTCCACAAATTAGTCAAATATTCATCATCTATATTAGAAACTTCCCATTTAGTATTTTTTAAATATCTTGTTCTAATATTTTTAAAGTAATATGTAAATCTTGATTTTAAAGCATATTTATTTTCTTTAGATCTTTTTGATAAAGTTTTGGATATTTTTTCTTGTTCTACCTGGGACCTATGTTGATTATGATAAGTTGAATAACAACTTAAACCACAAAAAAATTTATTAGGATCTCTACCATTTTTAATTTGTCTATTATATTCACCTTTGTATCTTTCAAATTCTAAATTACAATTCAAACAATTTAATTTTATGTTTTTAGTTGACATTACTTTTCCTTTATGTTATAAATAACTTATGAACGTTGATGATTAATAAAGAGTAGCAAGAAGGAGTTCGACCCTCCACACCTCCACCATTTTCCCTACGTCTCCACTATTTATAGTTTTGTGGTTCTAGGGGGTGATTTGGTATCGATTGGACTGAAATAAAAAATCGGAGTTTGTCGTGGTTGGCACGTTAAAACCAGAACTAAATAAAGTTAACTGACATGAAAAATGTAGCTAACGATAATTTCCCACTCCGTAGTGCTCGCGTTAGCAGCACTGCAAGCGCACTAGCTGCTTAAAGGCTGATTATCATAGGAACGGAAATCGCCTTATTAATCCAAAGGATTTCCACTAATTTTTGAATTAATACATTAAGTTCGACAAATTGGTAAGCGTTTATATCTTATTATAAATATAATCCAGTTAGAATGAGTTTTGTACCGGGAGAAGTAAAGCCTAACTGCAGAATAGCTTTACACTTGTTAATGTATTAATATTTTTTAATATGTATGTTGGATGAAGGTGTAGACGAGAAATCGTTCAAGAGATAATTTCAAAGACCCTTCTTAAAATGTTTCCAATATACATTTATTATGGGCAATTCGTCTAACTTTTAAGACTGGTTGATAAGACAAAAATATTGGTGAAAATCCTTTATTGCCCACCATATTTTGAAGCGGGTTGGTGTAGTAGAAACACGAAAGATTCATTATCTTTAGCCGCATGTGCGACTCATGCACCCGCACCATTAATAAATCCCATAATTAATAGCGCGAACTATTAATTGAAAGCGTGATAAGATATTTTATATCAGCCAAGGCACATATAAAATTGTGGACATAGCACTATTAAAGGAAATTATATTATGAAACAAATTCCATATCCAAACGATAAACCACTCAAATCTCAAGTTAGATCGCTTGATGAAACTCTTTCTGTGAATGATGTAATTAAAAACGAATTAGAAATTTTTGATTATGTTATTGCTCGTCATTGGAATGGGGGTTCTTTATCAATTTATACTTATCATCACCAAATACAAATTGGTAATTTAGAAACCGCTCAAGAATTTTTAGAATATGTTCAATTTATGACACGAAACGATGTTAATAAAAATTACAAAGATGATTGGAAGATTTATAAAATTAATTATGAGGAAATTTTATGAAAACAAAATCTGAAATTTGGCAACAATTAGAAGATGTTAAAACACATCCATATGAAGAAGTTTATGAAAAAGACGTTGAATATTCAAAAGCAGTTTCGTTAAAACGCATTGCAGATATTTTAGATAGCATGTTAGAATACAAACGATATGAGAAATAAATGTATTACACTCATATTAATCGTAATATTATAGATTCCAATACAAAAAAATTAAAAGAAGGCGATAATGATATAAAGCCTCCTATTCGTATTCAAGAAGGAAAATATGGTAAGCCTGAATATTTTTGGGAAGTTGAACTTCCTGAAAAATCTCGTTTGGTTTATTTTCCTAATGATCCAGTTCTTCCATGTGGAGCACGCCTTGTTGTTATTTCTGAAGAAAAACCAAAAGGAATATTGACAAAAGAATAAGGATTTGGTATTGTATCTTTATAAGGAGATACATCATGGATCAAGTTCAAGTCGAAAAGATTGTTCTTCCCAAGGAAATTAACGCCAAAATGAATATGTGGCGAAAAGGGTATATTTCTATTCCTGAAGAATATATCACTTTTCATAAACATGCGGCTCAAGTTAGTCTCCAAAAGCAAAATTATAAGACCATTCATAGTTCATATATGGAACGTGATGGATGGGGTGATGGAATGTATTTTCTTCATGCTGTTGTTGAAGATTGGAAGGGAAATCTCTTGAAGATTAAATGGGCCGATAACCAGCTTTGGTATCGTGATACGGGACATGGATGGGCTTTGATTTAACATGGAAATTGAAATGACCGAAGCTGAAATTGTTAAACTTCTCGAATTGGCATCTGATTGTTATTATAATTCAGATCAAACGATTATGTCTGACAAAGAATACGATGATCTTGAAAAAGAACTTAAGATCTTAAATCCAAATCATCCATATTTTTCTCAAGTGGGTTCAGAAGTAAGGGGTGGTAAAATTAAACTTCCTCATATTCTTGGTTCATTAGATCAAATTGGTTTAAATGAAATCCAAAATTGGATTGTGAAAAATAATTGGCAAAATGAATTGTTTGTTATTAGTGCTAAACTCGACGGAACTTCTGGTTTAAATCAATATGGTAAAAATGGTAAATTTAATGTAGCTTTCTCAAGAGGTGATGGCGAATTTGGAGCAGATATTACTCGACATGTTTCCAAATTTAAAAATATTCCATTAAAAATTCAAAATTCATCTACAATTCGCTGTGAATATATTCTTACAAAACAAGCTTTTAAAAATATTGAAGATGCTTTTCCTGAAGAATCTTTCAAAAATTCCCGCAATTACGCCGCTGGAAGAATGAACGCATCAGAATCCCCCCATATTTTTTATGAACAAATTGATGCAATTGCTACAACATTAATTTATCCTGAATTAGATAAAAATAAACAATTTGAATATTTAAAATCGATTGGATATAAAGTTCCCGATTATATAGTCGTAAAAGGATCGGATCTTAATGATGAAATGCTTATTGCATATATTCAAAAATTAGATTCAGAATATGATTATATTATTGATGGGGTAGTTATTGATTTAAATGATAATATAATTGCCAAATCATTAAGTCGAAAAAGTAGCTCTAAAAATCCTATGTTTGCCAAGAAATATAAAGAATTTGGCAAAGACAAATTTGCAATTACAACTGTTAGAGATGTAATTTATGAAGCATCAAAACATAAATTATTAAAACCAGTAATACATTTTGATGATGTAGACATTCCAGGTTCAGGCGTAATTATCAAAAAGTGTTCGGGTTTCAACGCACAATTTATTCTTGATAATAAAATTGGAATTGGTTCTATAATTAAAATCGTGAGATCGGGTGATGTGATCCCATATTGTAAGGAAGTTATTTCGGGGACAGTTCCCCATCTACCCGATCCAGAATTATATGGAGAATGGGAATGGGATTCTAATTTGGTTGACGCGGTACTCGTAGAAGAAAATGATACAACCAGAATTAATTCACTTATAAGTGTATTTTCCGATCTTGAAATTGATTGTCTCAAAGAAGGTAATATAGTCAAGCTTTATAATGATTATCATCAACATATAAAAGATGATACACATTTAAGTGCTACCAATATTATTAGAATGACCCGCGAAATTTTAGTACAATCGTTGGGGGAGAATGGAAATAAAGTTTATGATTCCATAAAACAAAAATTAAATCCAATTACAATGGCAAATCTTGCTGGTTCAAGTCAATGTTTTCCAAAAGGAATTGGTCGACGTAAATTTAAAAAGTTGTTTGATCATTATCCAGATCTTGACTTTACTAAAATTAAGAGTTATAATCTAACTTCAGTGGAAGGGTTTTCGGATCTTAGTGCTGAATATGTGATTGAAGGAACTCCAAAATTTCTAACATTCTTAAACGATATTGAAGGTTTTTACACAATTGGAAAGAAAGAGGTACAACAAATGTCAAGTTCAAATGAATTGGAAGGTCGAATCTTCCTTTTTACTGGCGTAAGGTCAACAGATTTAGAGAGTCGAATTCGATCTCAAGGTGGTCAAGTTGCTTCAAGTTGGTCCTCAAAAGTTACCGATTTGATTGCTAAAGATCCATCAAGTACAAGCGGAAAAGCTCAAAAAGCTCGTGATGCTGGTATTACTCCCATTTCACTTGAGGAAGCTGAGGATTTATTTTAATGGGGTTGTTTTAGGAATAGACCAAAAGTTACTAAATCTCATTTTAGAGTTACAGAAGATCCACATACTGGAGAATTTAATATAGAAGATAATTTAGGAAATTGGGCTGGTGGTGGAGGTGCTTGGCGATCCAGTGGTAAAAGATTTAATGATAAACAAGAAGCTTTTGATTGAATTAAAAAAGAAGCTGGTCCAACTGTTGTAACAGAAGATTTATAATGGAAGAAAAAGTTTATACTTTTGGAATATATAAAATTTCTCTTCGTGAATCGAGTTCCAAAAGATTTCCGTGGATAGTTGAATTGGATTTATATGATTCATTAGATCAATATGAATTTGATGATTATGATGATGCAATAGATTGTTATGAAGAGTTGAGAAAACAATATGATTATCTACAAAGTTGAATCTTTAGTATTTTATGAAAGTGAATTGGGCGGAAGACCATTTAATCTATATTTTGATGATGGTTATCTATTTTTGAATAAAGAAACTGCCATAAGAAAAATCGAAGAATATTGTGAAATTCCTCCTATTAAAAAATATGCGACAAATTTATTAAGAACCAACGATAGATGGACGATTGCGTTCGATCAACCAATTGGGTCCAAAAGTTACGAAATTATAATTGAAATTAAAGAATGGTATGTGAGTGAAGAATGAATTATAAGGAATTAAATGGAAGTTAGTAAAGAATTATTTAAACAACTTGTCTGGGAAAAAATTAATCTTTTAAATGCCGATATTACCGATGCAATACTTACAGTTTCAGAAAAACTTAATATTGAATTAGAAACTGCAGGAAGAATTATTGCTTCTGATAAAGTTCTTAAAGAAATGTTGAAGATTGAAGCAACAAAAAACAAATCTCTTAAGAAAGAAGTTATAAAAATAGATGAATGATGCTTTTGCATTATCAATATTATATCGTGCTCTTAGACTTCATTTTACCCAAGATAGTTATGACTTTGTTAAATTTCAAGGACAAGTCTCAGGTAATAACTTACTAGCTCAACAAAAATTCAATAATTCTAAACAAAAATTTCTTTTTACTTCTTTAGGTAAACATAAAGATCCAAAAAATTTAATAATTTCAAATTTAATTTATAATAACAAGTCTTTTATACTTGACATTACTTCTGAAAAGGGTTATAATACCTTTAATGAATGGGAAAATCGACAAGCACAGCTCTATTATAATTTATCCCAAGATTTAAACAAATTCGAATACATTAAAGAACTAACATCGATTAGTCGAAGCAGTCTTCCTATTCTAATCGAAAAATATATATCGGAAGACATAAGTTCAGAATCTGTAGTCTTAATTGACTCTGTAATCCATAAATTGGATGACTGGCAAAAAATCAAACATCCTCTTATTGAAAATAATATTCTCAAGTTGAGAAAATATCGATCATTTTATTCTCCCGATATTGAAAAAATTAAGAGAATATTCTTAAAAAAGTGGTCATAAAACTATAAATAAGACGTTGGTAACAACATACGAAAAACAAAACACACAAACACAGAAAGAAAACAAAAATGACAACATTAGCAGAACTTCGTAAAAACAGAAATACAAATTTAGAAAATCTAACTAAAAAGTTGACAGCGACAACTTATACAAAAGCTGAAAAAGAAGTTGATCTTGACGAATTTATTCTAGTAAAAGATGCAACTGGTGCAGGAAGTGCAGTACTTAGATTCCTTCCTGGGTTTGATGGTGAAGAACCATTTTATATTGTACACAAATATTCATTTAAAGATAAAAATACCGGAAAATATTATATTGAAAATAGTCTAAGCACTCTTGGTCAAAAAGATCCATGTGCTGAAAGAAATAGTAAACTCTGGGCCGATGGAATTAAAACACAACAAGATGAAGGTCGCGGACGAAAAACTGAATATTGGGCCAATGTTTATGTTGTAAAACATCCCGGAAATAGCGAAGATGAAGGTCGAGTAATGAAATATAAATTTGGTAAACAAATTTATGGATTTATAAAAGATCAACTCCAACCTTCTGATGAAGATGAAGTTATGGTCAATATCTTCGATATTGAAGAAGGTGCAAATTTTAGATTAAAATGTGTACCAAAAATTGCTAAAATTGGTGATAAAACCATTAACTTTCCTAACTATGAGAAAAGTAAGTTTGAAGCACCATCACCATTATTTACAGATGATAAGAAATTACAAGCTGTACTTGATGCACAACATTCATTAATCCACTTAGTTGATGAAAAGAACTTCAAAACCTATGATGAACTAAAGAAAAGACTTGATTTAGTTACAGGTGCGGGAACTGATATTGCATCATTAGTTAGAGACGATGATACTCCAGCAGAGCAAATGGTAGAAAGAGTTTCTAATAAGACTTCAAAACCAAAAGCCGAAGCAAGAACAGAACCAGAAGATGACGAAAATCAATGGTTTAAAGATCTAGAAGAACTAGACGCAGAATAAAATCTCCTTTATATTATGAAAGAAAAGTCCATTTCGGTGGACTTTTTTCTTGACTTAATTTCCGAATGTGATATATTGAAATCAAGGAGTTATATTATGAAAAAGTTATTGATGTTGAGTGCGTGTATTTTAATTTCTGCTTGTCATACTGATCCATCCCCAACAAATACCAATGTTGATGAAAAATCTGCTTCAGATGCTTCTGGAAATGCTGTAATGCCACATGCCGATGGGTTTGATCCAAATTCAAAGGCTTCTGATACAAACTGGAATTATACTGAAGAAACAGATCAAATTACAAATTTAAATGTTTCTAAATTAACGCGAGAAATTGTACTTGATTCGGGATCAAATATTGATATTACAACAGAATGTATTAATAATACCACAATCAAGTTTGATATGAAATTTTTTGATAAAGATAATAAACCGCTTGAATTAGATACATCTGAAAATAGTTTACAAACAGGTCGAGTATTTAATACATACGAATCTTTTGGCTATCTTAGAGGAAGTACAAAAGAAAATAAAGAAGATCGTGTAACATTTAATCTTCTTTATAATAATGAAATTAATATTACATATGATAATACAAAACTTCTAAAAACAGAATTAAAATTTATGGATGGTGAATCTACTGTTATAGATTTTGAAGTTAATGATCCCGATTTAGTTAAATTTAAAAACAAATGTTTTATTAAGGAAGAACCTAAAGTTTCAACCAATACAACTGAATTAGACCCCAGAATGTATGGTAAATAAAGATTATATTTATTAATTTTTGTATATATTGAAACCAAGGAGTTATATTATGAAAAATATATTATTGATTGCTACTCTTATTGCTTTATTTTCAACCTCGGCCACGGCCTGGACTAAATCTGAAATAGATTATATTAATACAATGAAGGATTATTGTCAATATCCAGCAGAGAATTTATATGGGCCAAATTCTCCCATGACATATAACGAAAAGAAAAAATTAGGTAAAGAAACGGTTGTTGCCTTTTTAAGATTCCATAGAGCGCATCCCCAAGAATCCAAAATGTTTAATGTTTGTATAAGTGATACTTGGCAAACACTTAAAAAATATAATTTAGATCATGGAATGTAATTAAGCTCTTGGAACTGAGGTATCGATCCCAGCTCGATCTTTAGATGAATTCGGTTTATGTAATGGTGGTGCATCGGATTTTTTATGATGGTGATGTGTTGTATTTTTTGGTGCGACAGTAACAATATTTGTAGTATTGTGATTAACTGTAGTAGAGTTTTTGTGTAAATTTTGAGCTTGTTGTGATGATTTATTATCATTTTTGACCCAAAAATCGGCTGCGCCTCTTCCCGTTTGTCTATGTTCTAAATGAAATCCAGGATGTGGATCTGTATTTGGAATTTTTTGGGGAGCATCTCTATTCATTTCATCTTGCATATGAGTTACAAACCTCTTATTAAGAGATCCGGGGCCTTTATATTGTTCCGAACCTCCATATAAACTTGTCCAAGTGGGTGATAAAGCTGATGCTATTTTATTCATAGCTACTTCATTACCTTTAGATTTTTTAAGATCTGATGCTAAATCATTACCAGTTTTTCTTTTATAATCTTCTTGCGCCAATAACCATGCGGCCGAATCCTGTCCCTTTTGATCAAATTTAAGATCGGGATATTCTTTCTTTAAACGAAGCCAAGTAGAATGTTCTATTTGATATGCACCAGCAGCTGTCGAAGGACCATGGGGTCCAACATATCCAACTTGATTTGGATGTTCTCCTTTTGAAGCATCAAAACCTCCTCCACCAACAATTCTATTATAACCATTTTTATCAGAAGTTCCTTCGGTATCACGAAGTGAATCTAAAAAGGCGCGGCCTTCTAATGGAATATCTTTGGAAAATGTTGTTTGTGAACCAATTCCATGAGTTCCACGATAAATTGCCTTACCAGCATTATCAACTGCTTGGTGAGTAGCATCCGCAGCAGCATTCGCAACAGCATTCGCTCCTGTACGAATAGCTCCCGCCAAATCTTTGACATTTGATGGAAGGTTTTTTATAAGACTAATAATCCAATCTAAAATTGTTTTACTTATTTCAGCAATCCATTCGACTGGTTTGAAATTTTTAATTGCTTGACCAACTGAATCATCCCACATTTTTCCAACATTAAAATTTTTAAGTTTATTAGCAAGATCATTAAAACCAAACATATTAAGAATAAATTCAGAAACGCCTTTAATCATTTGTAATAACATTTTTGGAATATCAAGAAGTCCTTTGGTCACACCTTGAATAGCACCATCCAGTCCTTTAATAACTCTTTGAAATAATGAACCTTTTGTACCTGAAAATGCTTCAACAAATCCTTTTACGCCATCAATCAAACTACTGAATATAATAATGAATTCGCCAATTACAGGAATTCCATCGCCTAATTTAGCTAATTT